CATCAACAGGTGCGTACGCGTGCCGCGTCGTATGCTCAGCAAACTATGCGCGTCCTGGATATGGGCGATTTTGATTACGTTTATACCGGGCGCAACCTGCAAGATCCAGCGGCTGTCGCCATCATCGAAGAGACTCTGCGTGCAATCAAGGATGGTTATGCGCAACTCCGCGCAATGGGACAGCCTGCCGAAGATGCGCGTGGAATTTTACCTACGAATATCGCCACCAACATCGTGTGCAAGTTCAATCTGCGAACATTCGTCGATTTGGCCAAGTCACGAACCGGCGGAAGGACGCAAGGAGAATATCAACAGGTCGTGGAGCGAATGGTTGATTGTGTGCTGGCCGTTCATCCGTGGGCGGAGAAGTTTCTGTACAGCGCAGGGCGCGATTATTTTGCAGAGATCGAAGCATTTGCCAAGGCGGAGTTTGCAGACGATCTGGTCAAAAAAGGCCAGCTCCTTAAGATCGTCGATAAAATGCGTAAGGGGGTATGACGTGCAGAAGATCCCTGCGTGCCCGATAAAAGAATGCGCCAACCGACATCGCGACAACGTCTTGTGTGTGCAAAATGGCTGTTCTCACGATGCCGACATGCGCCCTGTGATGATCGTCGACCTCGACAATTGCATTTCAGACGACAGCCGCAGAGTGCCGTTGATCGACTGGGACGCCGTCACTCCTGACAAGCGATACGCAGCTTATCACGCTGACGCAATCAACGATCTGTACGTGCCGCTGCCATTCAACGATCTGTCTGGCTTTCACGTCAAGGTCGCCATATTCACAGCTCGACCGGAAGCTTACCGGCAGGTGACGATGGACTGGTTGGCGAAGAACAACATCAACTGGTCTTGGCTGTTTATGCGCGCAGACGGTTGCACCAAGCCGTCTCCGGAGTTGAAGCGCGTGATGTACCTGTCGCTGATAAGCGGTTGCGGCGCAGCAAGGTCGCTCGTCAAGGTCGCTGTCGATGATCGGGAGGATGTGCTGCAGATGTACAGAGAATTTGGCGTCACGCCGGTGCTCCATGCGATCCATCCAGAGATCGTCTACGAGCCTCCGGCGTGTGATTGCAGCTGCGCTTGTGGCGTGCCGTGCAACTGCGGCTGTGATGGGGATTGCCAAAACTACAGAGCTGTAACAGCGGCAGACATCCTCGCCGATATGGCCGACACATTTCGGGAGCGAAACAAGGTTTATGGCAGCAATTACAAGATGGTCGCTCCATTGGTCAAGGCGCTGTTCCCGGATGGCGTGCCTCCGGAGTTGGTTGTCACCGACCAATGGCACTTATTTGAACTTAAACTGGTCAAGCTGTCGCGTTTTGCGATCAGCAATCTCACACACACCGATTCGATTCACGACGACGCTGTGTACAGCGCAATGATCGAATCGATTATCAGGGAGGAAAAGCGACATGGCTAAAATTCTTGTCACAGGATCAAACAACGGCCTAGGTCGTGCAATCTTCGAGGTACTTGATTCTGCCGGTCACGTTGTGATGGGTTACGATGCGCTCAACGGTTATGACGTCCTGGAGCCAAAGCGCGTCACAGAAGAGCTTGACGTCCTCATCAACTGCGCAGGCATCAACAAAATAAACTGGCTGGAAGCCGTTACAGACGACGACTGGGACGTTGTGATGGACACCAACGTCAAGGGCATCTTCAAGATGACTCAGGAGTATCTGCCGTTGTTGCGCGCATCCAAAGGCACAGTCCTCAACATCGTCAGCAATGCTGCTCACATGCCGATGCGGTGTTCCGCTGCGTATAACGCGTCCAAAGGGGCCGCGCTCATCCTCACCAAGCAGCTTGCGCGTGAACTTGCCTCGGATGGCATCACCGTCTTTTCGGTTAGCCCAAACAAGTTGCGCGACACCGAGATGAGCCGTTCCATCACCCGGCAAGTCGTAGAGACACGCGGCTGGACGATGGAGCAAGCCCAAGCATATCAACTGGCCGGTCTGCTCACAGGCGAAGAAACTCCGCCGGAACTTGTCGCCGGATTTATCGCTTATCTTTTGAGCGACAAGAAACGCCACAAATATCTCGCCGGGTGTGATATCCCGTATGGCGCTTAACCAAGGAGATCCACAATGCTTAAATTTCAAGTTGAACAAATTGCAATCTGCCCTACAGATCCTGCCGCTGCAAAACAACTGCTCAAGGAGATCGGCGCTGTTGATTGGAGCGAAGATCACGTCTGCGCGGAAGGTTCTGTGTTTGGGTACGCATCTAACAACGAAGCGAATCTCAGTTTCAATTATGGCCTTGTGACCGGCAACGAATTCGAGGTGCTGGATTACACCACCGGCATCAACTGGATGGAATCCTTCGACCGGCAAAATTCTGTCAGCCATCTCGGTATGCACTGCTCCGCTGAAGAGCTGGCGAAGTGGCGTGAATTTTTCTCCGCGCGCAACATCCAGGTCGCGCAGGAGGTGGTTACGCAAAGCCACACCAACCCTGCCATCAAAGATTCCCGGCGCTACAATTACGTCATCTTCGATACCAAAGCCGTCTTGGGCGTTGATTTGAAGTTCATCGTCCGTCTGGAAGCTTAATTTGCTGCGCTCGGATATTTTGTTGTTTTTTGCTGAGAAAAGAGCGAGAATGTCCGAGCGCTCGACCAACTGAGAGAGGTTTGTTGTGATCATAGTCTACGACACAGAAACGACCGGATTAACCCTGCATCCAAAAGCGGACGTCCATAAGCAACCTCGCATCATCGAGTTTGGCGCCGTGTTGCTTTCGATGGATGACGGCGATGTTGCAGATGAAATAAACATCCTGATATATCCGGAAGAAGAGATCACGCCGGAGATAACGAAGATCACAGGCATCACGAATGACGACGTTGCAGGCGCTCCAAACTTTGCTGCGGCTTACCGATGCATCCACGACTTCTTTTGTCGCGCAACGACCGTCATGGCGCACAACCTGCCATTCGACAAGGCGATGGTGATGAATGAGTTGAAGCGTATGGACGTCGCAGACTTTCCTTGGCCGGAGTGCGAGATTTGCACCGTCGGATTATATAAAGACGGTTGGGGTCGGAATCCGAAGTTGAAGGAGCTTTACCAGCACATCCTCGGCAAGCCGCTGGAACAAACGCACCGTGCGCTGGATGACGTCTACGCCATGGTGGAGATCATCCAACACGAGCGTCTGTGGGAGTTTGCGCGATGATCCCGCAACTGCGTGTCCGCACAGAATTTTCGTTCCGAGAATGCTTTGGGCGGATCGGCGCTGTCGCCGACGCGCTCAAGCGCCTCAGCTGTCCTGCTGCTGGGATCGTAGATCCGGGTACGTGGGGCCATGTACAGTGGGAGACGGCGCTGAAGAAGCAAGGGGTGAAATCCTTGTTTGGCACGGAAGTCGCGGTGCGCAACGAGCATGGACACAAGCCAGTCGCTTGGGTGCTCGCGACGGACACCAGAAAATTTTACAATTTCAGCACAGCGATTAGGCAAAAGGATGCAGATCCGATTGAGTTGTTGAGGCGAGTCGATGGCGTTGTACGCTTTGCAGGGGCCGCGTTGGAGGATCCGGACACGTTCGATTTTGTTGACGTCAATCCGTCGTCGCCCTTGTCTGTGCGCCGCTCTCTGCGGTTGCACGCACACACCGGCAAGCCGTTGGTTATCACAAGCGACAATTGGTATTCTAGCGTGCAGAATCGCGATTCGTTTATCGCTATGGGCGGCAAGGAGCGCAGCACGCCGCAGCACCTCCTTTCGGAGGACGAGTTGCGAGCTGCATTGCCGCAGCTCAGCGCTGGACAATTTGATCGTGCGCTGCTTAATTGCCACGATATCGCTGCTAGTTGCGCCAGCGAATTGATTTCCGCGCCGATGATCCATTACGAAGGGGATCTTGTCGGATTGGCTTATGCGGGGAAAGCAGAGCGTCTTCGACTCGGTCACATCTCGAAATGGACGGACGAGTACGAAGCGCGATTTCAACGAGAACTTGAGATGATCAAGCTGAAGGAATTCGAGAGCTACTTTCTTGTTGTCGCGGATCTGGTGAGTTGGTCGAAAAAGCGCATGTTGGTCGGCCCTGCGCGCGGCTCTTCCGCAGGCTCTTTGATTTGCTATTTGTTGCGAATCACAGAGGTGGATCCATTGCCGTACGGCTTGCTGTTTGAACGATTCATTGATGTGAGTCGCAGCGACCTCCCGGACATCGACATCGACTTTAGCGACAAAAAGCGGGAACTTTGCTTTTCATATTTGACTGAAAAGTACGGCAACCTTAATGTGGCGCGCATCGGATCAATAAACACGTTGCGCGCAAGATCTGTGATCGCTCGTGCGTGTGAGAAGTTGGCGATACCGTCAAAGGAAAAGTTTGACATTCTGGATGTGTTGATTGAATATTCCTCTGGCGATTCACGCTATGGCCACAGCCTTGAAGACACCATGGCGCAAACAGAACCCGGAAAGCGATTCGAGTCGCAACACCCAGAAGTGAAGGTGATGTTCGATCTGGAGAACCACGCATCACACACAGGCGTGCACGCCGCAGGGGTCATCGTTTGTAACGAGTCCGTCAGCGACTTTTGCACTGTTGGCGCTGAAGGCGTCGCGCAGCTGGACAAGCCTGACTCTGAGCGCCTCAACCTGTTGAAGATTGATGTGCTTGGGCTGAGGACGCTTGGCGTCATTGAAGATGCCGAGGTCGTAACAGCCGACGAGCTTTACGCGCTCAAGTTTGATGATCCGGAAGTTTTTAAGATATTTAATGACGGACACTTCTCCGGCATTTTCCAGTTTGAGGGGCAGGCGCAACGGCGCGTTGCAGCTGACGTGCTGGTAAAGTCGCTCCAGGAGATCGATCACGTCACGGCATTGGCACGGCCAGGCCCGCTTGGAGGTGGTGCGTCGCGGAAGTACATCGCACGCGCTGCCGGACGGGAAGAGGTCGAGTACAAACACCCATCTATGGCCAGTTACTTGGGTGACACCATGGGCGTTGTCCTGTATCAGGAGCAGGTTATGCGGATATGCGTCGAGCTTGGACAGTTCGACTGGAAGGCGACGTCCGAGATCCGCAAAGCCATGTCCGGTCGCAAAGGTAAGGAATATTTTGACCGTAGAGGAGATGAGTTCGTCGCCGGAGCCGCAACGATCGGTGTGCCGGAGAAAGATGCTCGTGTCATATGGGATGAAATATGCACATTCGGCGCTTGGGGTATGAACCGCAGCCATACAGTGTCATACGCCATCATATCGTATTGGTGTGCTTGGCTCAAGTGTTATCACAGAACCGCGTATTTCGCGGCATGCTTACGCAACGCCAAGGACGACACACAATCTTATGAGATTCTGCGTGAGGCGCACGAGGAGGGCGTTGCTTACACCCCGTTCGACATCGACAAAAGCGACGTCGATTGGAAGGTTGTGGACGGCGAGTTGATTGGCGGATTCAAGAACTTGGACGGATTCGGCCCTGCGAAGTCTGTGAAGGCGGTTGAGCAGCGCAGACTCGGCACATGGACGGAAGCACAGCGCGAAAAGATCCTTGCAGCGCACGTCAAGTTCCAAGAGTTGTTTCCTCTGCATGCCGCTTACGGTCACATTTATAAGGATCCCGAAGCCGCTGGGTGCGCGACTGGAAGTTGCTTTTCGAAGATCGACAACTTGCCGCCTTCTGGGGATGTGTTGATGTTGTGCTCTGTCGTCCGTAAAGAGTTGCGCGATGAAAATGAAACGCTACGCGTGGCTCGTCGTGACGGAAGACGCCTGCCCGGGCAGACACTTTTCGTGGATGTGTTCGTGACTGACGACGCCGGCATCCCGATCATGTTGCGGTTTGATCGATTCAAATTCGAGCCGCTTGGAAGGGTCGCGGCAGAGCGTTTAAAGCCTGGAGATGTGCTGATGGTGCGCGGCCATCGCATCCCCAACTTTGCGATGGTGAAGTGCAAGAAAGTGAAGTGCCTCAACAGACCGGAGGTGTTCGATGCGTAAAAACGAGCAGCGGCTTTGGGATCGCATGCGCCAAGCGCTTGTCGGCAAGGTACGGCTGGAACGTATAGAGAATATGGTCAGCGTTGGCCGTCCAGATGTTGACTGCCTGGTCGATGGGCACTTCACCCCTGTCGAGCTGAAGTGCATTTCCGGCTTCCCGGCGCGCCCGACAACGCGAGTCCTTGGCGACAAAGGCGCGTCGCTGGACCAACGGAATTGGCACCTTGACTGGCAACAGCACGGAGGAAAATCGCTGTTTGTCGTCTCTGTCGGCTCTGAGCTTTTTGCCGTTCCAGGGCAATACTTTGACGATCTGAATAGCATGACGACCGCAGAACTTCGCAAATTTTCCCGCACTTGGGATGGCGTGCTACGGTTGCTGCGGAGAGAGGAGCTGTTTTGAAAACTGAACCTATGCAGCACCAGCTTGAAGCGTTGCGACTGATGTCTGACCGACGCGAGTTTGCTCTGTTTATGGAGCAAGGCACCGGCAAGACATGGACGCTGCTTGCGCACGCCGAACGGCTGTATGCCGCTGGAAAGATAAATGGACTGCTCGTCGTCGCGCCGAATGGCGTGCACACAAACTGGACTCGCAGAGAGATCCCAGCGCACATGGACGTCCATCACATCGCACGCGCTTGGAAGACAGGCGCAGGCAAGCGTGAGACAGCCAGCATAAGGCAGGTGCTGCGCAACAGGGAAGCTGGAGAGCAACCTCCGCTGCGCATTTACGCTGCAAGCTTTGATTCGCTGATGACCAAAAAAGGGCTTGAGATGGCAGAGGAATTTCTGCTGTCCACAAACGCTGTGATCGTGATCGACGAAAGCAGCCGCATCAAGAATCCCGACTCCGGCAGAACGAAGGTGGTGATGGGATTGCGCAAATTCGCGGCTTACGCCTACATCGCGTCTGGCACGCCAGTCACGAACGCGCCTGCTGATGTGTTTGCGCAGATGGAGTTTCTGTCGGAAGGATTGCTCGGTACGACAAGCTACCGTGCGTTTGTTGCTGAGTACGCAGAATTGCTGCGGCCTGACCATCCGATGATGCAGCGCATGATTGAGCGTAATCCCAGAATTGCTTTTGCGCAGGTGATCGCAAAAGGTGCGGACGGAAAGCCGGTGTGGCGTAACCTGGACAAGCTCAAAGGGTTGCTCGCGCCACACTCGTACAGGGTTCTGAAGCGGGATTGTTTGGATCTGCCGGATAAGATTTACAAGTCGGTCTATTTCTCGCTGACGGCCAAACAACAAAAAGTCTATGATCATCTGAAGCGTGAGTTGCGCATCGAGCACGGAGAACAAGTCCTGGTCGTCAACAAGCTCAGCTCCATAAACAAGTTGCAGCAGATCACCAGTGGATTTTATCTGCCGCCGGGAGGTGGAGAGCCGGTCTATGTGGAGGAGAAGAATCCGCGCCTGGCTGCTTTGGTGAATGCCCTTGAGGACGTCACAGGCCAATTCATCGTTTGGGCAAATTTCAAAGAGGAGCTGCTTTGCGTCTCTGCCGCGTTGCGCAAAGCCGGTTACAGCGTCGTTGAGTATCACGGAGGCGTGAAAAAAGATGACAGAGAGATAGCGGTAGACAGCTTCCAGACAGGCACAGCCGATGCGTTCGTAGCTCAACCGAAGGCAGGCGGTATCGGCTTGACGTTGACTGCTGCGGAGACGGCGTTTTACTTTTCAAACAGCTACAACATGGAAGACCGGGCGCAATCTGAAGATCGGTCGCACCGCAAAGGCACGACCAAGAACGTCGTGTATATCGATGTCGTTGCGGAAGGCACCATCGACGAAGACATCACAGCCGCGTTGCAGCGTAAGACGGAAGTTGCAGCGCAGATCCTGGGCGATGACATCGATATACACGACATGCCTGCCATCCGTCCGAACGCAGACATGATCTCGTTATTCGAGCGAGACGCTCAATAGAAAGGATTTGCACCATGGGAAAGGTTTTTGTTCCACAAGAGCCGAGCCGGTATGATCGCAACACGAAGCTCTGGATGCCGACGGTAAATATCTCAGCGGCTGAAAAGTACGGAGAGATCGTCGTGATGCTTCCGCCATCTGTGAATCGCATGCACACAGCGCCGTTGGTCAGCGTCATCCGGGATCGCATGCGCGACTTCACGCCGGACGACTGGGTCGTGGCCCTCGGAGATCCTTCGATGATCGCTGTGGCGTGTTGTATCGCTCAACGCCACACAGGCGGATTGTTGCGGATGTTGAAGTGGGATCGTGTGAGCCGTGACTATATCGCTGTCGAAATTAATTTGTGACCGTTTGTCTTTTTATGTTGCCTTTTGCTCTGGAATGGAAGATAATCAGATCTACATCGACCGACCAACTTAGAGTGGAAGGAGACAGAAATGAGCCGGGATGTTGAAGGTCATTTGACCGTAACTGAGAAAGAGAAAGGAGGACTGTGTGAGTGATTTGAAGAGGATTGTTGGGCTTGCGGAGCTGCTCGCTCAACAAAAGGCGCGTGTGGACGATCTGTCCAGTCAACTGTCGGACGCCAAGGAGGCGTTCCGTCGCACCGAGACGGAGGATCTTCCAGAGCTGATGCGGGAGCTTGGGATGAGGTCCCTTGCTTTGTCGGACGGCTCTGCGGTGTCCGTCGTTGACGATGTAGACTGCGGCATCACGGAAGCTCGCAGGGCGGACGCGCACAACTGGCTGATCGCTAACGGTTTCGGCGGTCTGATCAAGACCGAGGTCGTCTCTTCGTTCGAGCGCGGTGCGCAAGAAGAGGCGGAAGAGTTTTGCGAGCAGGTCGCGGCTATGACTGGTCGTGTCCCGGAGGTCGTTGCGCGGGTACACCCGTCAACCCTCAAGAGCTTCATCAAGGAACAGCTTGAGAAGGGAACAGCGGTGCCATGCGATCTGTTCGGCATCCGGCCTTACAGTAAGGCCAAAATAACTCCACCCAAGAAGAAAGGCGAAAAGTGATGACAAAGAAAAACGACAAAGAGATGGCAGTCCAGAGCAATCTCCCTGTGGATCTGTCCATGTTCGAGCAGGACTCTGGATCCGGCATGGAAGGCACCACGAGTGAATCCTTTGCGATTCCGTTCCTGTCCGTGCTGCAGAAAGGCTCGCCGCAGGTTGATGAGGCGTCTGGTCAAGCGCTGGAAGGGGCAAAGGCTGGCATGTTTTTTGACAGCGTCACCCAACGGATGTTTGACGGCAAAGCAGGCATCCTGTTCATCCCTTGCGCGTACAAGCGCGTATTCATCCAGTGGGGGCCAAAGGATCTTGGCGGCGGATTCAAAGGTGAGTTGCTGCCGGAGGATGTCGCAAAGATGCGCGGCTCCGGCGCTCTGGTTGAGGTTGAAGGTCAGCTGTACATTCCGCAAGGCGACGGCTCAGTCAACGAGAAGCGCTGTGATGTGGTGAAGGACGTCCGCAACCATTTCGGCCTTCTGTATGAGCCTGAGTCCGGTGTCGCCTCGCAGGTGCTGTTGTCGCTCTCTTCAACCCAGATCAAGAAGAGCAAGATGCTGATGGGCATGCTGGCATCCGTCAAGCTGTCCGGTAGCAAGGGCATGTACACGCCGCCGACATTCGCAAACGTCGTCAAGCTCACTTCTGTTCCAGAGTCGAACGACAAAGGGTCGTGGTTCGGCGTGCGCCCTGAGTTGCACGGCCAGGTTGATCGTTCTGACGTTTACCTCGCGGCAAAAGCGTTCCACGACAACGTCATCGACGGCAAGGTCGGCGCGAAGTATGAAACGGAAGCCGGTACGCCGGAAGGCGAGGAAGGTAAGTTCTGATGGCTAAGTTGACGAAGAAGCAGTTAACGACGCTGCAAGAGCTGCGCACCCCTGGAGCGCACATCTGGATGGCAGATGGACACGCCTATCTGCAAATGCCGGGCGAAGCATTGCCGCGTCTCGTTCACGCCAGAACCTTCGCAGGTCTGAAAGCTGCCGGACTGCTCAAGGAGGTTGATGACGGCAAGAAGATCGTTGTCGTGTCATGACCTTCGACAACGTACTTGGCGCTCGGATTGGCAGGCGAGGTCGGTGAGGTCGTCGAGCACATCAAGAAGGCGCTGCGAGACGATGCAGGCGTGATCACCGGCAATCGTCGTGCAGCCTTGACGACAGAGCTTGGCGACGCTCTGTGGTATCTGGCGCGCGGAACGCTCAGCGGCGAAGGAGATGAAAGGTGAGAGGTCCGACGACAGTACGCGCTGTCGTCGGATTTATTTTTGGCCAAATGAATTTTTATGTTGCTTTATGGATCCGGAAGGAAGACAATAGCTTCTAACGATCAACCAACTCAGAAAGAAGGAGAAAACCATGAGAACAGCTATTAAAAGTGAAATGATGGATATCAAATTAAAACTCCAATTGCATTTGAAGTGGTTGAATAAAGAAGTTGGCGGAGCGAGGGCCAATTTGAGCGGGGCCAATTTGAGCGAGGCCGATTTGCGCTGGGCCAATTTGAGCGGGGCCGATTTGAGCTGGGCCAATTTGAGCGGGGCCGATTTGCGCTGGGCCAATTTGAACGGGGCCAATTTGAGCGGGGCCAATTTGAGCTGGGCCAATTTGAGCGGGGCCAATTTGAGCGAGGCCAATTTGAGCGGGGCCAATTTGAGCGGGGCCAATTTGAGCGAGGCCGATTTGAGCGAGGCCAATTTGAGCGAGGCCGATTTGCGCTGGGCCAATTTGAACGGGGCCAATTTGAGCGGGGCCAATTTGAGCGGGGCCAATTTGAGCGGTCCTGCTTGAGCGCGGGAGGTAGACAGGTGGATCTAGTTGAGACGGCAAAACGAGCCGCAAGGGAATTTGACGCTCTGCCGGAATGGGCAAAAGAAGCGTTACGCCTAAATACTGCCAAAAGCTCCGAATGCGTCGTGGCACTTCGCGCAAGGCTATCAGAGTCTGCTGACATACCGGAAGAGTGGTCCAATGGGATACTTAAGTCTTTCCCTGTGATTTTGATTGGGACAAGCGGAACTACGAAAACCGGGGATACATCGACCTGTCTGTGATGCCACGGCAGGGATAGCCACAACGGGCCGTGCATGACCTGCGCGGCAAAGGAGAAGCGATGAGTAAAGAAAAAGTTGACCCGCGACAGGTCGATGCAGTGGTTTCGGTCTATTCCGCGCCCTGATAATCCAGGCGAATACGACGCCGAGATTGTTCTGTTGCGGGGATGCACTCCGTCCTGCCCGCTCCGTACATTGTCGATCGATGGGGACAATACCCTGGTGGACCGCTATGCCGAACGGAATCAATTTCAATGGGCAGGGCCAATTTTGGAACCACCGGAAGCAAACTAAAAATAGGCTAAGGGGCTGCGAAGCAGTCCCGCTTGAGCGCCTTGTTGTGACGCGGT